CCATCGCGGTTCGTCTGCGTTGCCGTCAGCATCGCGCAATTGAACTCATGGCCGATCGCGCGCAGGTCGATATAGATCGAGCGGAGATTTTCCTGGAGGCTGTCGCTGCGATACTCCGCCGCCATGATGTCCGCATAGTCGACGATCACCAGATCGAAGATGATGCCGTCGGAGCGGTAGTTGTCGATGAGCCGATGAAGCTGCGAGGGCTTGAGGGTGCCGGAGGGGTGATCGCGCATGCGATACTCCCCTGCCCTTGCCTCCGCGGCTTGAATGAGACGCTGAACATCGGCGGGNTTCTTGTGCAGATCCCGCATGATGACATCGGCCAGCGAAGCGTCGGTGCGCTCCGCGATGATCTCCTTGGCCACTTCGCAACTGTCGTAGAAGACGTTGTAGCCCGCGAGGGAGGCGTTCTTGCCGAANTCGCCAAGCGACATCGACTTGCCGGCCTTGGCCGGCCCCATGATGCAGCTCAGCTCGCGCCGGCCCCAGCCATTGTGATAGAGATAGGCGTCGATGCCGGAGTAGCCGGTCGTGATGCCGTCCTTGATGATCCGGCCGGCGTTGAAGTCCTCGCGCTTCTTCGTGCGGCTCGCGATCTCCTTCCAGTAGTCATAGTCGTCGCCGTCGGTCTTCGTGCCGACGGCCGTCGCCTCCTTCATCAGTCCGGCGATCTTGTCGAACTCACCTTTTTCAAGAAGAGGCACGGAAGCGAGAATGGCCTGCTCGATCGCCTGATGCTTGGCAAAGTCGGCAACCTTGTCGGTGACGAAGCCTGGATTGGTGAGATCCGTCCGGATCGCTTCGCGAATGACGACCTTGATGTCGTCGAGAATGTCCGTCCGCACGCGCTTCTTGGCGATCTCATCCTTGAGAAGCGTCGGAATGATCCGCACATCCGGCACGGATTTGTAGACCTTCAGATGCTCCTGGGTGAGCCTTACCAGGGCGCCGACCGCCTGCTCCGTAAAATACTCGGGCTTGATCAGATCCTTGGTCTTGAGGGCGAAGGTCGTATCCCGAAGAAACATCGAGGCGATCTTGCGCTGGAAGCCAGGGTCGAAATCATACTGCGCGCCCTCCGACGCGACAGGTTCGTCCTGGGAAACTTCCGCTTCGGCAACACCAGACAAATACGTCTCCTGCGAGGGTAATAAGGAAGTGCTCACTTATTAATCTGAGCACACAAAATCAATTATAGCGTTACGCTGTCAGGTAACGCTCAACCCGTTCGAAAGTGAGCGAATCCGTCCTCGTCTGCACCATGTCGGCCGTGAGCTGCCTCTTCCCGACAAAGGCCGCGAGAAAATAGGCCGGATCAGAACGAATGGCCGCCTGGCGAAACAGCCAGTCCAGATAGTCGTCCTGGTGAGCGATGCCTTGGTAGTTAACCGCCAGGTAGGCCGGATGACTGGAGAGATAGAGCCGCGATTCCTGGATCTCGTTCCAGCGAAGCTGAACCTTTTCCACATCATACTCATGGTAAAGGTGACAGGGCCGGGGAAGTTTGGCCCGCTGCCAGCGGCGCATACGATACGTCATGGCGAGATCGACATAGACCTCGTAGGGCATACCCAGCGCATCAGCGATCTGCCGGCCGCGCCAGCAGCCCACGAAGTTCGCCTTGTGCTTCGTCTTGCCCTGGCCCAGTCCTGAGAGCATTTCGTCAAGATCGAGGCCGCGCACATATTGCGCCCTCTCATGATCAAGCTCGCGCGCGAAGGCCGACTTGTAGACTTTCGCGTAGGCCTCGACATAGTGCCGTGTGGCCTGCAGAGGCGTCATATGCCGATAATCGAACCATTTGGTCCTGTAGAGGCCGAGGTCGAAGTCCTGAAATTCACTCCGAATGAATTTCACCGTCACCTCGTCGTCGTCCAGCGGGTCGTAACGAACGTCGTCCGACACCGGGTCCATCGGATAGATTGCTGCAATGGTCATGAAATCTCTTTCGCGCTTGAGTTTCGATTATAGCAGCGGGTGCAACGGACTAGTTCTCGAACGCCTCCACGATCCTCTGAGTGAGACCAGACCGCACCACGTCCGAGCGATCGAACTGGACAACCGAAATGCCGGCGACCGGCGCAAGCAAGTCGCAAACCTCGGTGAGTCCCGATTGGCCGGAGGGTAGATCGGTCTGCCGCGGATCACCATTGATGATGAAGCGAGTGCCCTCCCCGCCGCGCGTCAGAAGCAGCTTGAGCTGGCTCTTGGTCGCGTTCTGCATTTCATCGGCGATGATGACGGCATTGTCGATCGAGGCACCCCGCAACAGGGCGAGCGGCCGCGCCTCGATGATTCCCTTCCGGATCAGATATTCGAGCTTGCCGGAACCGAAATACTGTTCGAGCGCGTCGCGCACGGGGCGAAAATATGGCTCGTATTTTTCACTGAGTTCACCAGGGAGAAATCCGAGCTTCTCGCCCGCCTCCACGGCAGGCCGCGTGACGATGATGTTGGAGATCTCCTTGTTCTCCAAACGCTCGGCCGCACGCATTGCGGCGAGCCAGGTCTTGCCGGTGCCGGCAGGGTCCTATTCCGAAAACGACCTCCGAGGAACGCATAGCCGCGTCGTAGCGCTTCTGTGCGTCATTGAGCGGCCGGTACAGGCTCCCTGCGAGGTCGTCTTCGCAGGGCGCGCATCGTCGGAATTTGTGGAGAGAAGGATGGGATCGAACTGACCTTTACGCAGGCGCGCACGTTCACCCCGCCGCTCTGCGCGGGCGGCGGCTTTATTGATCTTCTTGGGCATGGAACAGGAAACCCCGATACGAGAACTCCCTGTAGATTAAAGGAAAATGGGCGAGCGCGTAAGCAAAAAAGAAGTGCTTACTTACTTTATCGCGCTTGAAAAGTCCTGTAGCGAGACGCGGCAGCTTCGCGATGCGCCCGCTCACCGCGTCGATCGCGAAGACGAGCTCGGGCAGCCGGTTCTCCTGCTGGCCGGGCATGGGAAGCTCGATCTGCGCGGCAATGAAGGTGACGAGCTCGCCGGCATCGGCGGGAGCGTTCGCCTCGAGGCGGAAGCGATGCCCGAAGATCAGCGGCTCCTCCGACAGGATTTCGCCATGCGACACCACGAGGCGCGCGGGTTCGGAGAAGGTCGAGTGATGCAGCTCGACCGTGCGCACCATCACCCGGTCGACCGATGCATGGGCGATGGCTTCGCGGACGGCTTCGTCGTCGATGTCATTCATACGCTACCCCCATCAGCACGGCATTGTTCAGGCTAGATCAACTCGTAGACAAGCATAGCTTGGGTGTAGGTCGCTTGGAGGTCGGTCCATGTAATTGAACCGCTATCCACATAGGTATCAGGGTCAACGTCCGCTACACCCATTGTGTGGTAAGAGCTGCGTGCCAAATATCTAAGCCCCCAACCGGTAGGAGCAACACCAATCGCTCCCGATGTGGTGCGGTCAAGGAACAGTGACATAATGCGACTGCTTCCGACAGACTTTGAGAACCCCGTCACCCCTACTGATGAGCCCCCGACGCTTCCGACATTCTGCCTCATATTTATCTGCGTGCCGCCACGATAGACGACACCAAAAATGCCACTGCCAGTTGTGCCGCCGGCCCAAGACGGCGGGGTGCTTAAATCCGACGCTTCGAGAATCTTGCTATAGACACGCATGTAGTTATTACTCGGACCACCTGCGGTAATGGTATCGTAAACATCATTAGTCCAGCCGCTAATGTTGGACCAAGAGTTGGTTGTGTTGTTGCAGACCGATCCGATGATTGCCATGTCACCAACAGCGGTCCCGGCAGGCCAAGAGATGGCACCGTTATTGAGCGTCAGATTCACAGCGCCTACATAGGACGTATCTGCGCGCCGTGATGCTCCATAAAAGTCTGACAGCTTGATCGCCCCGCTTGCCGGGACGCCCATATTGCTCGACCCGACATAGGCGCCGCCACGGTAGTATTCGCTCAACGAGTGAGGAGCCACGCCGCCAAATTCCGCGACTATATCGGCCATTGAAATTGCGCCTGATGCCTGAAGCGTCATGATACGAGCGCCTCCAGTTCGGCTACACGCTGGTCCAGAGTCTTGATCGCCTCGATAAGAACGCCGACGATGTTTCCGTAAGCGACCGACAGAATTCCGTCATCGTTCTCTTGAACGAGCTGCGGAAGAACCTGGCGGACCTCCTGCGCGATCACGCCAAGACCTTCACGATCATCTTTCGTGAAGGTCACGCCCCGAAGCCTGCGAACCAGCGCCAAACCATCCTCGATCGTCTCGATGTTGCTCTTGAGCCGTTCGTCGGAAAAGGCGGTAACATCGCCCGAGGCGACAACGGCGCCGGTGACGCTGATACCGGAAGTCGTAACGTCGAGCCGAAGAACGCCATTTGCTGCGACACCGACACGATCGGCGCCGGGACGATAGATACCCGTGTTCGTATTTCCGGAGAAGGCGATGCTCGGCGTTCCAACCGCTCCAACGGCCACGAGCGCCTGGCCGGTGAAAACGGGATTGGCTGCGAGCGCTTTCGCGTCAAGCGCGGTCTGAAGGCCGGTCACGTCGGAGATGGCATGCGAATGGCCGGTATCAGCCTTGCCGTCCAGAGCCGTCTGCAAACCTGTGACATTCGCAATTGCGTGCGAATGGCTGGTATCGGCCTTTGCGTCAAGCGCGATCTGAAGGCCCGTTACATTGGCGATCGAATGCGTGTGCGCCGCGGTCGCCTTGCCATCAAGCGCCGTCTGAAGACCCGTTACGTTCGCAATGGTGTGATCGTGAACGGCCGCGGCCTTATCATTAAGGGTAGCACTCAGTCCCGTCACATCTTCAATAGCATGACTATGAGCGGAAGCAGCTTTTCCATCCAGCGCCGTCTGAAGTCCGGTCACGTCCGCAATTGCATGAGAGTGAGAGATCGCCGCGGCATAAGCCGCGACAGCCTGACGAACGCGCTGTGCGGTCCAATTCCGGTCATCGGTCGCAGTGCCGGTTTCAGCCTCAACCTGGCCAACCGTTGAAAGCGCTACCTGCGCGCTCATCGCCGCGCGTGCCGCGGCCGCTGTATCGGCCTCTAGAATATTCACGCCAACGGCGCCTGCGGGCAGCTCCGTCTTCGTCCAGCGATCATTCAGCGCGGCCTGGAGACCCGTTACATCCGCAATGGCATGCGCATGTTCAAGCGCGGCCTTACCGGCGAGAGCGTTCGTGATTGTGGTCGCAAAATTCGGATCATCACCGAGTGCGGCCGCAAGCTCCTGAATCGTATCGAGCGCACCAGGAGCGCCATTGATCAAATCATTGATAGCAGCCTGAAGAGCGGCCATCGTTGCGATCTGATCGGTGTTCGTGCCGAGCGCAGCCGTCGGTGCCGTCGGGACGCCCGTAAGGGCGGCATTATCCTTAGACGCGGCGTAGGCGACCACGTTCTGACGAACCCGTAGCGACGACCAGCCGCGCACCGTCGACGCGGTGCCGGTTTCGGCTTCAGCCTGAGTGACCGTGCTAAGCGTCGCTTGAGCACCCAGTAGCGTCCGCGCGGTCGACGCGGAGTCGGTATTCAGCAGCGACTTGCCGAAAGCAGTCGCGGGCAGATCAATCTGTGTCCAGCGCTCATCAAGCGCGGTCTGAAGGTCCGTCACCGAGGAGATAGGCTGAGCGCCGGTATGATTGGCGCGATCGAGCAGATGCGCGTCCGTTGCGTTCTTGGTCGCCTCGGTCTCGATCGCGGCGAGCTTCGTGCGCTCGGCGGCCGTCATGATCTTCTGATCGGTCGCCTCGGCCATATTGGCCATATCGAATGCGTCACCGCCGACACTGTTCGGGTCGTAGACGGACGCGAGCATATCGCCCGAATCCTCGCCGTCGTTGCCGCGAATGTTCACCGCCTCGGCGATATTGGACGTGAGGCCAGTGGGGCCGACGTATTCTCCCGTCGCGGGCTTCGCGCCCTGACCACCTACCCAGTCGCTCACCTGGAGAACGAGCCGGCTCGAACCATCGGCAACCACCGCAAGAGCCGGCGCCCAGCCCTTGTCGCCGGTATCGCCCTTCTCACCGATCAGAGTCGAGAGGTCGAAAAGCGTGATCCAGTCCAGATCGCCAATCAGCCGATAGCGCAGGTTCATGCCGCTCGTGGAGAGCTCAATCTCGCGGCCATTCGCTCCCGCCGCGCCAGTCAGGTCGGCAAGCGCAACGAGATTGGTCCACCCGGTCTGACCCGTATAGCGCCAGCGAATATAGGCGGCCGAGGCCTGAAGCTGGATTTCACGACCGTCGTCGCCGGTCTCGCCCTTGTCGCCACGCGGAATGGTGAGATCGAGCGTCTGGTTAGGAGCCGTGCCGGCGATCGCCGCCGCTGCTTCGGAGCCGGGGGGCGCCCGTCGCGACCGTGCCGATCGTAAGCGTATTCACCGGGCCGGTTTCGCCCTGCTGACCCTGCGGGCCGGTAAGCGAAAGCCTGACCAGAAGCTCCCTGTTATGAGGCTTCTTGACGATGATGTCGTCGGAGTAATTGATTGTCAGCTCGGACATCTTAGAACCTCGTCACGGAGCGAGTGACCGGAATCTCAAGATCGAAGCCGAGATGAACAGGATCGCTTTCATCGACACGCAGAACGTCGAGCCGAACAGCCGTCTCGTCCCAATCGGAAGTGTCTTCACCGAGAATTGTCATCTTCAGCGTGTTGCCGTTAACCCGCTCGACGCCACCATTTGCAGTCGTCAGCACCGCGAGAACCCGACCACTGTTTTTGGAAATGACATTCGAGTGAAACACGGCTTCGGACGGAAAAATGCTCGACGATTCCGACGAGAAGTTGAGCGTCAGCTCCCAGTCCGAGCCGGTCTGAAGCACGTTGGCCGGCGCGTATTGCGAATAGGTCGTGCCCTGCCGCGTCGAGGGAATGTTCGAGAGATCGCCCACGGCCCGGTCAGGATCGGTGATCGCGGCGCGAACAGGAATTTCGAGCTGAAAGCCCAGGTGAAGACCGCTCTCGAGATCGGTCCTGAAAATGTCGATATGGGCCACACCAGGGACGCAATTCGCCGTATTCGCGGCCGAAATAAGTATCTCGAGCGCCTTTGCGCCGGTCCGGTTGATCTGACCTTCCGAGGTGTCCAGCTCGAACAAAAGCGGCCCGTCCACGCTATGGCGAACCTGGGCGTAGAATGTTGCATCCACGGCAAAGTCATCCAGGCTGGCGTCAACAATCTCGATACCGAGACGCCACGCGCAGCCTGGATAAATCGACGCTGCCTGCAGACGGCTTTCAGAGGACATTATACCTCGGCCGCGACGACGATCTCAGTGCCTTCGGATTCCGCCGCATCCGTATCGACAACATTGGTTGCGGTTTCAACGACAGAGATCACGCCGCGAGCGATGATTACATGGGTCATTTGACTCCTGCCGATAAATGGATTCGCACGAGAAGGAAGTGCTTACTTACTCATTTTGCACGAGGAAGACCGTTTAGACAAGCGATTTGCGCGAAACTTTCCATTTTGAAGCGTCACAAGGGAGCGCTTGCCATTCTGATACTGAATGACATGGGTTACACACCAGCCGCTCGGCCCCTTATTGTAGCCGTGATCGAGCTGCATGACGCCAGCGACATAGACGCCATCGAGAATGGCCGGTGAGTGCTTGTCGCCGATCGTCATCTTCTCGCCCAGACGAGAGAAGCCGGAGACCGTGCCGCGAGCACCGTTCGCGCCACGGAAGCCGTGCAAACCCACCTGAACGCCATCCAGGATGAGGGAGTCACCGTCATACACCCAGGAAATGTGGTCGACGGTCTTACCGCCCAGATAACGGATAGCCCATTCCAGAAGGGAGAATTTCGGCGGCTTCTTGCCAGAATCGAGAGCCGCTGCCACTTCAGCCCTATAATCATGATAGGCGGCATCAAGCATGAGGCCGGTCCGAAAGTTCACACCGTCCATGCGATACCGACCTTCGCGGATATACCGCTCCAGGGCGAGATCGTGATTGGACTCGATGACGGTAATTTTCGTGCGCGGCGCATCGAGCGAAGTAAGAAAGTCGACGGAGCGCTGAACCTCGCCCATCACACTTTCGCGTCCGCGGATCGCCATCTCGAAATTGTGGCTCACATCGCGCTCGTGATGATGGTTCCGGTTTTCGTGATCGTGAACGTCGTGAACCAGCAGATATTCAGGATCGAGCAGCGCAAGCAGATTATCCTTCCGCCTGCGATTGCCATTCAGCTCAAAGCCGAAGGTGGCCAGAGAGTTGATCGGGTCGAGCTTGGCCGCATGCACGTCGCCGGTCGTGAGAGCCTTGACCCTGTGACCGAACGTGATCTGACCATTCGAGACAAAGGCGTCGAGATCGTAAAAACTGCCATCATCGTGCGGCATTGATCTGGCGAGGAAAGATGTCGCCGTCATCGTCGAATTCAACCAGTGTCGCGCCCATCACCTGATGGAAGATGGATTTTACACCCGCCTTCCGCGGAATGACCCTCGGCCGTGTTACGGCGCCGGTGGTCATAATCTGATGCGCCTGCGATCCATCCGTCGACGGCACGGAGATCAATTGCAGCCTTGCATGTGGAAACACCGCCCAGCGGCCGCAGGAATATGTGGTCAGATCCGAGATCGGCCGACTCGCGGTCGGCAGCGTATTCATCTCGCCGCAGAATACGAAGTCGCCGCCGATCTCCATTTGGCCGAAGCAGAGATGTTTCTGTAGAACCGGATCGTAGTCACGGCTCGCCGGGTTGTTTTCGTCCCACCAGTTCGTCTCGTAGGTCCAGGGGCCGACAATGATCTCGGCGCCGATCTTCTTGGCGTAAGCATTGAGGTTTGCCCAGAAGGCCATATCGACCGGCGCGTCATTCTGCGCGCCTGAGAAGAGAAACCGCCGCCCCTTGGGATTCTTGATCGGCGCGACGCGAAGTGTGTCCGTTAGCCATGTCCGCGGCGTTGCTTCCGTTTCGACATGCCGGCCGAGCACGCGATCATACCGAAAGGCAATTCGCTCCTGCACAACCATCGCCTCGGGATTGATCACCGGATAGTCAGAGATGTTCAAAAGCGTCCTCATCTCACCGGCGAGCGCCGCGGCGCGAACCTTTGCGTGTCCCGCAGGAGAAATACGCGGCTTCTCATCCTGCTCGGACAGCATCGGCATACGCCACTGCAATTCCGGAATCTTCTTGTCGTTCTTCCTGCGAGACCGGAGTATTCCAGCGTAATTCTTGACTGTTTTCACAGACCTTCCGAGAGCCCTGGCCACCGCCTCCAGCGATGGATAGTTCTCCCTGTCATTATAGACTTCAGCGAAGCGCTTTTCCCGCGTGTAATCTTTCATCCCGGTCCGTTTCACGTCTTATACTATTGTTACACAAAGAATATCTAAGAATAGACGAGATTCGGATCAGTCTTCCGGGGAAGAATACTGNCGGCTCATCTCTTCGTAGAACTGGACGACATTCCGGAGATTGGACCGGCACGTCTTCAGAGACGCCCGGTCCATCCGCCAGTAGCGCTCCACATCGATCTGCGGCATCCGCTCGACGCCGACGGGGAGACTTTGCGCCTCGGGCGCAACGGTCATTTCGGAAGGAATGGGCGGGAGGTGAACCGGCGCTTCACTTGACGGCGTCAATGCGCCGCACGCTGTCACCAGAAAGCCCACACTGATAAGCGGAAGGATCCGCAGCGGCGGCCTTATCCAATTCATTTAGTTGTTCCTGAAGCTCGGCCAGTTCGGCCTGAGATTTGCTCAGCTTGTCCCGAAGATCCTTGGCGGCATCGGAAGCAACATTTTCGTTCGCCTTCTTTTTCTTCTCGGCATCGGCCGCGCAGATCTTCCCGCGGTCGTCGAAACCCTCGTAACTAGCCGACCTTGTAGCCACCGATAGCGATAGTCGCTGCGGCCGCAAGAAGGACAAGAATCTTGTATCCGGCGTGCATCAAGCAGCGTCTTTCATACAGAGCTCACGCTCTTCGGCGCGCCGCTTTGTAAGACCAGGAAGAGGAATACCCTTCGCCTTGTTCCATCGGGGCAGCTCGTCGCAAGCGCCCTTTGTGTCGCCGGCGTTCAATTTGCGAACCAGCGTCGAGGTGCAATAGGCGTTGACGCCGACATTGTAGGTAAAGCTGAGCAGCGCGACGTAGCGCTCGTCCGGAAGGTCAACCTTGGTGCAGCGCATCATTCCCTTTTCGTGGCGAATGAGGCTTTCGATCAGCATGCCGTCGCACTCTTCGCGCGTGAACTTCATGCCGAGCTTGATGTTCTTGGTTTCGCCGAAGCAGGCAGTCGGAATTCCGACCGGATCGAGATAGGCCACCTGCCGGAGACCCTCGAAACCGCCGACCAATGAGACGGCGAGCGCTGCCACAGCGGCCTTATTGCGAAGCCGGCTCAAAACTCATCCTCAAGATCCTTTTGCGCCATAAGGCGCGCGACAAAGGCCGCGCCGGTCGCAAGGGCGGAGAAGAGCGCGAAAGCGCCCTGGGGAGCGGGAATGAACGTCAGAAAGGGGATAGCCGCCTCAATTGCGGACAGAATCGCAGCCAGCATAAGCAGGCGCACGCTCCATGCTTTCTTCAGAATTTCGCGCCAGTTTTTGGCAAGGCGGAGAGGAATGCGAGGAAGCATGACTACCGCTTTCCCCGCTGATCCTGGATGACCTGCAGCTCGCGAACCGCGAGGGTCAGATCCGTCACGGCTTTGCTGAGATTCGAGACTTCGTCGGATAGACGGGTGTTCGCAACCTCAAGCGCCGTCGTGCGCGCCTCCATGCGGACATACTGGGCGACGCCGCCATAGATCACGACGCAGAGCGAAATGAGCGACAGGACGAAGGACAGGTTCTTCGACGTAATCGTAAATTCCTGCCGTTCCTGATCCATCTCCCACTCCGCAGAGATAAGTAAGCACTTACTGACAATACACTGGGGCATGGGACGGGTAAAGCACGAAATGTGCTACCAGATACCCATCCTCACCCGAAGCGTGTTGCTGGCGTCATAGACCTCGACCAACTGGTTGCTGATCTGGAGCCGGGCGCCGGTCGGTCCGGATTTGATCGTCACGTCGCCGGTCGAGCTCACGGTAAAACGGTCGTTGATATTGATCGAGCCGGCCGTCACGGCGCCCAGATTGGCGCTGATCGCGGAAAGCGAGGTCACGCTGATGATGTCGGCCGTGACAGCGCCGACCTTGAGCTGATCCGTATCGATCGACTGGGTCTTGATCGAGGCGCCGTCGATGATCGTGCGGCCGTAATTGGCGACGAGCCAGATGCCGCCCCGATAGGTCGCCAGGAGCACGTTGCTGGCCGAATTCGCCGTGGCGAAGACCGTGGTGACAGAAATCGTCGTGGCGCCCTTGGTCCAGAAGAGATAGACCGTGCCGGTCGTCCAGGGCGTGTTTCCAGCCTCGATGTCAACCGAGGCCGCCGAGCCGTCATCGTCGATATAGCGAATGCTGCCGGCGGTCCAGCTCACGCTGTTTGCCACCGGGCTGTTGTGCTCGAAGGTGATATTCTCAATCGTGACGCCGCGTAGGCCGATATTCAGCACATTTGCCGCGATCGTGTTGGCGGCAATCGAACCGCCTTCGATCTTCGTTGCATCGGTGCCATTCCGCCAGGAAGCCAGCGTCGTGCCGCCCGAGATCTCGATCTTGCCGGGGTCGATAAGCGTCGTCTTGGTATTGACCTGGGCAGCGGGGTCTTCAGCCCGATCATTGATCGTGTCCAGCGTCGTTCCAGACACCGTGATCGAGCCGGCCAGAGCTGTGCCGGCCTGAAGCTTTTCGGCATCGAGGCTTTCAACTTTGGCGCTTGTGATAACCGCGTCGGCGAGCTGAAGCGTATTCGTAATGATGGCGTCGTTGACGACAAGCTGGCTCGCCCCAACCGTATGGGCAAGCAGGTTGCCGCCATCCTGCATCACCTGGCCGTTTGCGAGCTGGACATCGGTGCCGCCACGATAGACGCCGACGAGGTGGCCGCTATCGGTATAGATCGTCGCAGCGCTCGCCGTGGTGCGCAGCGTCGTCTCGCCCTCGACGTAGTAGAGGTAGAGCGAGCCGGCGCTCCATTCCGCATTGCCGGCGTCCACCGCCGCGACGACGGGAGCGCCGCCGGGGATGCCGTAGGTAATGGTAAACGCCGCCCAGCTCACGGAATTTGCGGCTGGCGAGTTCGGAACGAGCAGCAGTCCCTCGAAAGAGATGCGCTTTGCGTCGGGCAAAAGAGCCGTCGTGCCGCTCACCGGGCCGGCGAGCGCACTCTTGTTGCCCGAGAAGTCGACCGACCGGAGCCAGTAGAAGCGCTCCACATTCGACGGAAGCCCGGTGCGGCTGAAGGAGTTACCGCGAACCTCGGCGATTACTACGGCGTCTTCGTCGTCGTTTGTCGTCGCCTCGAGGACTTCCACATGCGAAAGATCGGCGTCCGCCGCGTTGGTCCACTTCATCCAGAGCGAGGTCAGACCAACGCTCAGCGAGAGATCCGTCGCGGCCGCCGGCGGCGTCACGTCCTGGATCACCTCATGAGTGACGATGCTCGTGTAGGCCGAGATATTGCCCGATTTGTCGCGCGCCCGGACGCGGCCCTCATAGGTAGTGCCGGCGAATACGTCGAGCTCATACCGATTGCCCACAAGAGGAATGGCGACGAAGTTGCCACCGGCCTGGCGGAGCTCGAGGTCGTATCCCGCGAGGTCGCTTTCACCGTTCGCGTCCCAGGTGCCGATAAGAGTCGCCCGGCCGTCCGTCGTCAGAACGGAGGTCAGCTCGAAGTTCGTCGGCACGTCCGGCGCCTCAGTGTCCGAGCCGTCGGCGAGGGTCGTGATCGAGAATTCGGACGAGATGTTGAGATCGGTTTTGCCGAAATCGTCGTAGGCGGCGATCCTGAAATAATAGGTCGTCTCGTGATCGCCAGGGATAACGATCGGATTGCCCGTTCCGTCATAGAAGGGCAGATCGGTCGTCGTATCGATGCCGGCCTCTGTCGAACGCCAGAGGATAACGCCTGCGAAATCAAGATCAGTCGCCGAGGGGTAGGACAGAAAGATGGTCGAGCCCGTGACGATGTAGGTCGGCGCGATCGGAGCCGGCACGGGGTTCGAAAAGACAGCAGTGGCCGGCGGCGTCGTGCGGCCGTAGATGTCGTAGACCTGAACCTCGAAGCGCACGGAGCGAGTGGCCGAAAGGTATCCGGCAGCGATATTGTCGCCCAGATTGCTGGCGAAATCGTAAGTGTATTCCTCGCCCACCACGCGCACTTCGCGCAGCAGCTCATCCGTGTCGGTGCGGTAGATCCGCACGATATTATGCGAATAGTGCGGCGAGACGACATGCTGCCTCGACCCGTCGTCGGAGGTCGGGTCGATCGAATTGGCGAAATTATTCTTCCAGACGGCGCGGATGTCGCGGCCGGTGAACTGGTTGGAGCTCGGCGAATTCTTCAGATGAAGATCCGTCACGATCGGCGGCGCGAAGCCGAACGGACCCGTCGCCTCGTATTCAAAGACCGCGGCTTCCGAGACCTGGCCGAGATAGTTCACCGTCTGGACATAGAAGATGTAGAGACCGGAGGTCGTGTTCTTCAGGTCGGTCGACGTGCCTGAAAGGGTGCCGAGCAGAATGCGGCCGTCAGTCGGCGTGTCGACGTTGACGATGTAGCCGCGCACGATCTCATTCAGCGGCGGCGTCCAGGCGGCGATCAGATTGAAATAGGTGACGCCATTGGCGACGTAGCCCTCTTCGCGAACCGATACGTTCGTGGGCTTGGCGACCGCGGTGCGCGGCTTCGTGTAAGGAAGCGGCTCGAAGGCGACGCCATGCTCGATACGGTCATACTTCTGGGGGTCGTGGAAGAGAGCCACGACGGAGAAGATATTCTCCTCCTTCTCCTGGATCGAGATGACGCGATACTGGCGCGGGACAACATCGGAGCCGACGATCGTGAAGACGGCGTTCGGAAGCGCGTCCTGGCTGAAAGGTGTGGCGAGCCGAACCGTCCGCTCGTCGAGAAATGCGAGGACCGCCCTGCGCTCGATCGTGCCATCCGGCATCGTGAGCATGAGTTCGTAGGTCTCGTCCTCGGTCGGCTCGAAGTCGAAATCAAGCTCGACCGTGGTGTCGAGGCAGGAAACGATACGGCCGCCGAGACGGATCTGCGCCTTTTTCGGATCCGCGACGGCGATGATATGACCAGGGCGCACGTCGGCGTGATCCCAGCTCGCGGAATACTCGACGGTCTCGGTCTCATTTTGCTCGACATCGAGCGCCCACTTGCCGTAGCGATGCGCAAGCCCGCGGCTCGTGCAGCCGGTGAGCTGAAGCGACTTCTCGCGCCAGCCGAAGCGATTGAGCATCGCCTGGTTGACGACCACTTCCTTGGCCGGCCGGTAGAAGTCGTTCGGGTCATTCCAGGAAATGACGGCGACCGAGTGCCGGGCCTTCATGGCCGTGGAGGAGTAGCTGAAATCTCCGCCGATGACATTCGCCGGCGTCACGATCTTCACCGGGTCGGCCGGCATGTCGGCCGTCGGGATTACCTGGCCAGCGGACCAGTAAACCATGCCGCGCCAGGCCTGAGTGATCTGCTGCAGGACGAAATAGGCTTCGTCGCGCGAGTTCAGCACGCCATTGAAGGAGAAACGGGGCTCGTAGATGTCCTCGCCCGTATCGCCGTTCTTGTAGCCGCTCGGCACCAACTGGTCGCAATACTGCGCGATGGCATAGAGAGACCACTTGTCGATGATCGAAGCATCGACAAATTCGCCAAGACCGTAGCGGTCGCTCGTGATCAGATCGTAGAAGACCCAGGCGGGATTGTTGCTCCACTCGATCTTGAAGGTGCCGTCCCAGATGCCGGTGTATTCCCGAGTGAACGGGTCGTAATTCGACGGAACCTTGATGAGCAGGCCGCGGACGTGATAGGCGCGGTCGGGAACCGACGAGCCCATATCCTCGGAGTTCACCTCCAGCG